CGGACAGTCCAAGATGACCGGCGCTGCGGGTGCAGCCCCTAAGGCGTTCACGCAGCAGTTGCAGGCCAAGACCGCCGCACAGGGCGACGTGTACGCACAGGACGCCGCTATGAGCAACAACGCTTTCAACAACAGCATCGCTCAGACCTCCGCCTCCAACGCTGCGTACATGGATCAGGCCAAGGCTGCGGTCCCCGTGGTTCAGGCTCAGACCGCAGGACTTGTCGCTCAGATCCGTGCCGAGCAGGAAGCCGCCAAGGCAGAGCGGGACTACCAAATCGAACAACGCCGCATTGAAGCAGAGCAGGCTGCGCTGGACCGTCCGCTCGAACAGCAGGAACGGGAACTCCGTCAGAAGGAAATTGAACTCGCTCTCAAGGAACTTGAAGGCGAGGGCGGACTGTCCGAGGAGGAGATCGGCTCACGGCAGGCACGGGTCCTTGAGTCCTCGGCCACCGCCAACCCGGTTGTCCGAGACACGCTGGACAAGTTGACGCAGTTCGAGAACTTTGATCTCGCCGTTGCCGCTGCACCGCAACTCATTGACGAGATCATCAAGGCGTATCAAGTTGATGAGGAAGGCAAGCCCGTTGCCGACAAGAAGGTGTGGGGGGCCAAGGACCGTACTGAACTGTACCGCCGCCTCTACGAATACTTCAACCCCGCCGAACTCGGCAAGGTCAAGGACGATCCCACGGAACTCGGGAACCGCTACATCTCACAGGGTGTGGACCCTCGCCCGTTCCTCCCCGGCTACGTTCCTGCCAACAAGGAAGGTCCGAAGACCATTGAGAAGCGTGGCCCCGCCGTCACTCGCCGCAACCCACGGTACCAGGGCCGGTACGACATGAGCGAACTTGCGAAGCGGATTGCTGAGATGCGTGGGACGAACGCCAACTTCCAAGGCGGCAACACGGGTAGTTACCCGTCTGGCGGTCGGGGCTACTCGCCTGGCGGCAGCTAATGCCTGTCAAGAACGTCTACCGTGGCGGAGGGCGCAACGGGGGCGGGCGCACGTCAATCTCCGGTATCTTCGGTGGACCCCCCGCCCGTAGCAGCGGGTCGGGGTTTGTCCCTACCGGCGACCTTGAAGCGGACTACAAGCGTCAGCAGGCGGACAAACTGATCCGTGCGCTCAAGCGGGGAGAGATCCCCGGTGGCTCACCGGAAGCCAAGGCCAAGGCGGAAGCCGACGCCCTGATCGAACGCCTCGCTGCCGCAGGGCAAATGCCGGGAGGGGAGAAGGCCGCAGAACAGGCCATCGCCCTCAAGGCGTCCATCGGGCTGCGCGGTGCCGCAGGGGCGCTACAGAAAGAGAACCAAAGCCACATCACCAACCGTGCGCTCAAGGCCGGCGCACCCGTCCTGACGTTCCTGCAACGGTTCCCGAACGCCGCCGAGGAGTTCGTCCAGGCCAGTGCCGACACCCTCGGGGTGGACGACAACCTGCGTGAGCACTTCTCTCCCGGCGCTGTGGAACTCTCCTCTGCAAAGCAGACGGAAGAAGCGGGCGGGTACAAACTCTCCCCTGAAACTGCGGCAATGCTCGGGGAAGGCAGCCTCGGGTCGGGCGGGTTCCGTGACGTGGTGCGGGCGATCAACCCCGTTGAGTCCCTGTCGGACAAGTTCCTTGGTGGGACCGCCCGTTGGGACCCCACGTCCCTGCGGCAGTTGGAAGCCGAGGATGCGCTGTCCATTGGTAACGCCATTGGACAGGACATGTCACAGATTGACGACCTGCCGGGAGGCGGGCTGTCCAACATCGTGAAGGTGGCGGACTTCACCGGCACCGCCGCCCTTGACCCGCTCAACCTCGCAGGTGGCGGGACCGGCGCAGCCCGCAAGGCTGTCGCCTCCACCACCGCAGAGATGCTTGCTAAGGAAGGCGCTAGCGCCGTTCTGTCCAAGGGTCTCGCCAAACGCCTCGGTCAAGAGACGGCGGAGGGGCTGACCAAGGAAGCCATCGAACAGGGCATCCTGCGGGAGGGACTCCGCCTCGGAACCACCGCCGAACAGAAGGCGGCTCTGCGTAGCGCCCTCATTGCTCAAGCCGAGGAAGGTGCAGGGCGCTCCACCAAGGGCATCATCACCGAAGGCAGCAAGACCGCAGCGCTCAAGACTGACAGCCTCCCCGACCGCTTCGCCCGCACCGTCACCGGCAAGGGGAGCCGCACGGGAGCGGAGCGTGCCGCAGAGAAGCAGATCCTCAATGCCCTCAAGTACGACCGGGGCGGTCTGCGGGTTGCAGGGCGCTCCGCTCCCCGGTGGACCGGGGACCGCCGCCGTTGGCTGCTCGGACGCACCGACGAGGTTGGCAGCAAGTACGCTGCCGCACAGGTTGCAGCAGGCGCAGAAGCACAAGCCGCACTAGACCTCCGCAAGATTGAGAACGCCGCACGGCTTGAAGCAGGACTCAAGGCGCAAGCTGCGCTCATGGGCGAAGGCATCGCACCGGAGGCTGCGGCACAGGTCGCAAGCCGTGCAAAGGGTTGGAACACCCGTGGTATCAACCTTGCCGCAGACCGTGAGGAGATGCTCAAGGCTGTGGACGCCGGGGATACGGACGCCCTGCTCAACCTGAACCCCGCCCTTGAGAACATCCAAGCCCCCGTCAAGGACTTCGTTCCGGGGATCATCCCGACAGCGGGTGCCCGCAAGGTTGGGCAGACGCTCAAGGAACTCGTCATCCCCCGTGCCGGAATCGAAGCCTCCGAATCCCTCGGAGGGGACGTGGCGCAGATGGTGCGGGACTCGCAGATCACCGGCCTTGCGCTCACCAAGCAAGAACACGACCTTGGCGCACGCCTGCTCCGCAAGGCGCTGACGGACGCAAACAAGGTGGACGACACCTTCAAGGCCCGTGTGTTGGAAGCAATGGATCTCAAGGGTGATGTCGCAACCCTCCGCAAGACCGTGGCGGACGGCACCCCTGAGGCTGCGTTCCTTGACAACCTTGAGACGCTGCGACAGCACACCTTCGAGTTGAACAAGAAGTACGGCCTTGCGGACGTGCGGAAGTGGGACAAGGACAACTACGTCAAGCGCAAGTTGGCACCCGGCGCACAAGAAGCACTGGACACTGCCGTCAAGAAGTTCCCTCGGGAGTTCAACCAATACTCTCAGTTCGTGTCCGACGCCAAGGGGCGGGCACGGCAGGGCGGGGCGCTCAAGCTGCGAACCAAGTTCAAGGACAAGAGCATCCAAGAAATCAACGCCGAACTTGGCACCGCTCTGCAACAGAAGGGGCTGCTCCCCGAAGGCAAGGTCTACTCCGAAGACATTGCCGACCTCATCTCCACCCGCTACAACGACACCCTGCCGGCGCTCCAACTCGCCCAGACCGCCGACGACATGGCGAAGACCCTCAAGTCCTCGGTCGGGACCAAACTCGTTGAGCGGGTCCGTCCCGGTGCGGCAGACGAAGCAGCAAAGAAGGCATCCCTCGCCAAGCGGGGCATGAAGCCGATCAACCTCGGGGAAGGCGGCACCATCTACGCCCACCCCGACATCGCCCCCGAACTTGAGGAATACGTCCGCATCACCGGAGCAAGCGGGGCTATGGCGGACGTAGAGAAGTTCCTTGACGGATGGATGCGACTGTGGAAGTCCTACGCCACCGTCCCGCTCATCGGCGGCACCGGGTTCCACGTCAAGAACAGTATCGGCAACGTCTTCAACAACACCCTGCGGGGAGTGGCTCTGCCTGCCTACAAGGAGGCGTTCGAGGGGCAGAACCTCATCCGCAAGGCGAAGAAGGCGTTTCCCGACGACGACATACCGACCGCCCTGCTCAAGAACGGGGTGCCGGAAGATCAAGTTGCCCGCATTGAACTTGCCATTGAGAATCAGATCGTGGACGAAGGGTTCCTCAACACGGACCTTGGTGAGCGGGCCGCAGCCGAACTCAAGAGCACCAAGCGTGGTCCCGTTGCGACCATCAAGCGCAAGGCTGGTGCCGAAGGCGTAGAGCACATGCTCGGTGTGCCGTCCGGTCGTGCAGTCGGGCAGTTGATCGAAGACAACGCTCGCCTCGCACACTTCTTCCACGTCCTTGACGAGACGGGCGACGCTGCGATGGCAGCACAGTCCGTCCGCAAGTACCTGTTCGACTACGGGGACCTTACCCCGTTCGAGAAGCGTGGACTCAAGCGTGTCTCCGCCTTCTACACCTTCACCCGCAAGAACACGCCCTTGCAGTTCCAATCCCTGATTGACAACCCGACCGCCTACACCCGTGCCAACCTCGCCAAGAACGCCCTCATGGGCAACGGGGATGGAGAAGGGTCCCCCGGTTTCATGGACGAGATCGGCACCCCGCTCGGGAAGTCGCAATCCTCGTTCCTGTCCGGCACCGGGAACCCGGTGGTCGGCAACATCGAAACCCCGTTCGATGCGGCAACGAAGACTGCCGACCCCCTGCTGTTCCTTGCAGGACGGCGGAGCGCACAGGAAGCCGCACAAGGGCTGTTCGGCAACCTGTCCGGTGGCGTCATTGAAGTCCCGAAGGCGCTCGGAGACTTTGCCTCCGGCAGCAGTGCCTTCTCCGGCTCCGAACTCAAGGACCCTGAGGGCAACTACAAGGCGTCCCCGTGGCTGCGGCTCACGGACTCCGTGGTCCCCGCAGGCGGCAAGCTCATGCGGCTCACCGGCAACAAGTCTGCGGGCAACGCAGAGAACGCCCGCATCCGTATCATCAAGGCGCTCACCGGCATTCAGGCGAAGGAAGTCACGCCCAAGATGAAGGAGATCGCAGCCTCACAGGATCTCAAGACGGTACAGGACGTGATCGACGCCTTGAAGAAGGCAGGCGTGGCCGTACCCACTGAGAGCGAGTTGAAGCAACTCGGTCTCCTTGAGGAAGATTGAGGGCAAGCGGCACCGCCGCAAGGGCGGTGTAAACGGGGATGTTCAGGGTGCCGGCGTGCGCCACCTCAAGGTCAGCGCCGGGGCTTTCCCCCGTCAGGCGCAGCAAGGCGCTGCAATGGATGAGCAGATCGAAGTCATACGCCATCCAATCGTCGTACTCAACGGGCGACACCATCTGATGGATGACGGACCACTGCGGCAGGAACGGAATCCAGCCGAGGTCCCGCAACGGCTGAAAGACCTCTGCCGCCTGTGCCACACACCCGAACGGGTCCCGGCTGATCGGACCTGCAACGTAGATGAGCGGCTTCATGCGGCAAAGTCCGTGATCCACACCCACGTCAGGTCTGCCGCCAAAGAAAGGACAGGAGGAACCAAGTCGTCCTGCCACCCGTCAAGAATCTTGACCTCGGCATCCTGCGGCATCTCTTGCAACTGCTCAATCAACTCTGCAACGGTCATCGCCAAAGGGTCCCTTCTTGGTCGGGGTACTTCTCATTCAGAAACTCACGGAGCGGGACGCCCTCGTACCTGCGGCAGAGGTAGTCTAGGGACACGAACATTGGATCGTAGGACCCGCCCTCCACTTGGTGCTTCACGATGACGCCTCGCCAGTAAGAGTTCCCCTGCGGTCCAAGATAATCCTCGTCATGCAGGTACGCAGCGCCGCACACAAGCCCGTGCTGCGACCGCCCCTGCACAAAGCGGAGACTGTAGTCAAGCGTTTGCTGGTGGCCCATGCTGAACGAGTGGCCGATTGTCTTGAGGCGGGTAGCCACCTGCCCCCCGTAGGGCTTTCCGGTCATCGGGTTATAGAAGTAGTGGCTGTAAGCTACGCCATCCACCACCACTACGTCACGGAAATCGTGAACCTCCCAATCACGGGTGTTCAGGTCATGCAGCCCCACCACCCCATCAAGGACGGCGTTGTCCTCAACCGCACGGGAGATGCGAGCCTCGTGGTTGCCAAGACATAGGATCTTGCGGGGGGCGTACGGCGTCTTGCGCTTGCGGTTCGCATCCACGGTCGGTTCGTCAAGTAGGCGCATTGCCGTATCTCCTGTGGCAATGTCGGCCTTGTACCTGCGGCCCTCGAAGGAAGCCTTGCCCTTGTCGTAGGATGACAGCGACGGCATGTCATAGGTGTCACCAATGTTGATGACAACATCCGGCTTTCGCTCAAGGATGTAGCGACCAATCCAGCGGCAGTTGTCCAGCGGCACTCCAGGTTTCGCCTGCAAATCGGGAATCAGCAAATGGACACTCATACCAACCACTCCCAACTTTGCCTGTTCACAATCTGTGAGACGGTCGGCTCACTCACATCATAGTATGCGGCGAGTTCTTTTTGCTGCACGCCGGAACGGGCGTAGATTCTCATTTCTCTGACCAAGTATGTGGTGAGTTTGGCTGTCCCGCAGTTTTCTCCTCTTGGTGCGGTTCCATCCTTGAGCCTGTCCGACGCATTCTCTGCACGGGTCGCCCACCGTAGGTGGCGGGGGTTGAAGCAACTGCGATTCCGGCAACTATGGGCTACCTCGTGGTTCGGGGTAGTGGGCTGCCCGTGCGCCATCTCACAGGAGGCACGGTACACTTTACGGACCCGGCCCTTAGAACGCATTTGTCCGTACCCACGACCGTCCTGACTGTACGGCCACAAGATGCAGTCATCCGTCTCTTGCGCCTGCATCTCAAGGAACTCGTCGTAACGTGTCAAGGGTGGTCTCCTTTGTCGCTGTGTTTAGTGTAGCAGATCAGTACGGGATGCCTGCGGCCTCTAGCGCTGCACGGGCCTTAGCGTGCTCGGACTCGCAGTGGGTCACGAGAACCGTGAGATGTTCGATCTTCGCATCCTGCTCATCAAGCCGCTGCCGGTACTCACCGTTCAAGGCAATCGCTCCGTTCACAATGGACGACATAGCGTCGTCGCTGGACTTCCGGGCAGTCAGCCACAAACCGCCACCCCCGGTGAGGGCGGCAGCAACGGAACCAATGATGGTTAGGGTCGTCGCACTCTGATCGCTAGGCATGGATTTGATCTCGCACCTTCCTCAAGATGTGCGACGAGTGTATCGCAGGCCACGCCCAAACAAAGAACCACATAGGGACGGACACGCCCCGCATCACATAGGACAAATCCGATACCGAGAAGATACCGATCAGCAGCACCCCGTAGGCCACGCAATACAAGGCTGCGAAAGCCGCCACCGTGAACCGCACCCACCGCCACTCAGCCCAACCGAACACACCGGACCACACGTTCACCAAACAGGCAAACGCAGCACCGGCCATGTTGAGGAGAATGACGGGAGTGCTCACGGACGAGCGCCGCTTGTAAGGTCCGCCACACCCTTACGGGTTTCAAGGATCTCCTGCCGTACAGATTGACCCTTGGTCAGATAGTCCTTCTTGAGAGCACGAAGGATCTCAAGCGCCTCTTTCTGCTCTGCTTCCGTAAGGGCTGACAAGAAACCTTCTCCTTCTGTAGAACCCGCTGCCTTGATAGCAGGGATGATTTCGTCCCGTGCCTGCGGAACTCGGGCCGGGCCGGGGCAGGACTTCGCAACCGGAGTCCACGGACCCGGCGCACCAAACATGATGTGCCAACCAAACCCAGCACCATTCCACGTCGGGATCTGCACACGGGGAATGCCGTGCTCCCGAGCCGCCCAATCCCCGAGGGCTACAAGAGCCGCAGCCTGCTCGGGGGTCCACCGCTCCGTAGCTGCGGGGGAACTCTCCGTCTCAACCGAGATGGCGAACCCGTTGGCCTTGAGGTTGGCGTCAGCACGGACATTCGTGTCAACGTACTGCTCAATCAGACCCGTGTTCGAGATCCAGAAATGAGACTCAAGGTTGCTGCTGCCGAGGAAGAAGTTGTAGAGCGAACCGCGACCCGCCGCCGAGTGCATGATGAATGCACGGGGCGAGATGTGCGGTTGAGTCTCAGACTCAGGAAGAAGCCGTTGGATTGCGAAGGGACAGATAGACACTATGCACCGCACCTACCGTCAACAGCCGCACCGCACCTAGCCACAACGTCAGTCCTTCACAAACCACTGGACAACCGCCGTGAGGACAACGGTGATGGCAACCGCCACCTCCGCAGGCTCCGAGGCAGGGGTGAGCCATACAACAATCGTGGACAGAGCGCCGGCGAGGGCACCGGCAGCAACCTTGTTCGTGGGGCGTGCAGACATGTGGACAAGTCTAGCAGACGGCGGTTCATGTAGCGTCAGCAGGGGATTCGAGCAGGTGCTTGCGGATAGAGAGGCAAGACACAGCCCTGCCGCCCCGTGCAACAAAGGCGTGCGTAGCATCCTCCGCCTGATAGCGGTCCCGCAGGTAACGGGTCACCGCAGCCTGACGGCCCGGCAGACGGAACGCACCCTGCTTCTCAATGTGCGTGACAAACGATGTGACACGGACATACACGTTCTCTGTGTCTGACGCCACGAACATGAAACAATCCGGCTCATCCAACGCCCACAGGAGCGCATCCTTGATCGGGTTGTGCGCCGCAGCCTCCATGCCCGCCGCAGCAACCCACGACAGGTCAGGGGAGCCGAGCGCCTTGCCGCCATTCTCCTGCACGAAACGGTCCAACAGAGCAAAGCCCCACGCCACCGTGCCGAGGTTGTCCCGCTGGCGGGTCGGAGCGCCGGCAGGACCGACAGGATCGGGGGTCAGGTAGATGTTGCCCGCCGCAAGCTGCGCCGCACACCACTGCAAGTACGCAAGCGGCAACCCCGTGTCGCCCCAACCCCGCACAGCGGAGAGGATACGGGGGTCCTTGCCGTCCGCAGGCAGGGGCAGGTTCACCATGCGCTCCGTGTGGCTGGTCTCCGTGAACATGTCCTCACCGGACACGATGATCGGGGCGTGCGTAGGCATGGCGCTGATCTCCGACCACCGCTCCCCCATGCCGCCCTTTGCGCTGATCTGATTCGTGTAGGCGTCACGCAACAACTGCTCAAGAGCAATCTGCGTGTCCTTCCGAGCGCCGGGACGGTACTCATCGAACCACACCGGAAACGCATTCGTGCAGGCAAGGAACGACGCAAGGGCGTGCTTGGTCGTGCTTGTCAGGTTCGTGGAAATGTCGGCACCGGAGAAAGCAGAGAGCACCGTCTGCAACAGGGTGGTCTTACCGGCACCGGAGGAACCCGTAACCGCTAGCGTTGGGAAACTAGGGAGCAGGGCACGGAACGGTGCCGCCGCAAGCCACCCAAGGATCGGGTCCATCACATCCTGACGGTGCAAGCCACGCAACTTCGTGATCTGCAACACCGTCCACGGTGCCTCCGGCAGCGTCAGACGGGACTCAAGATGCACGTCATAGGACGGCGGCGAGTAGACAAGGTTGGACTCCCCCGCCCGGCCACCCGGCCACACGAACGCCGTGTCATGCAGCCCCGCCGTGTCCACCATCCTGCCCTCGGGAAGCAGCGTGCCCTCCGCCTGCAACATGGCAAGCAACGCCTGCCCGTCACGGTCAGAACCAAGCCACGCAGCGCCGTGCCGAGAACTCCACGCCACGATGCGTGCCTTGGACGACAGGTCAGCGGACGTGAGGACCACCTCTTTCCCCGTAGGAACAAGGATGCCACGGTACGCCGTCGTGCCCTCAGGCGAGACCAGTTCGTACTGTGCATCCAGCCGCCAGTTGGACAGCATGACGTTCGTGTCCTTGCCGGGACGAACGTAGATATCGCCCTGCACCTTGATCGTGTCCGGTGCAGGCTTGATCGAACGGGTGCGGCGGAACAACGCCGGGAGGTCCGACACGGAGCGGAGATCCTGCCCCTCAGGGACGGGCAGAAACGCCACCACACAGCCCGCAGCGAGCAGGGCTGCCGACCACCTACGGGTGGCGTCCTGACCCGCCTTGTCCCCGTCAAAGCCGAGCAGAACCGTACGGCCCTCAAGCCCCTGCACGAACGGGGGCGTCCCCGCACCGGGCAGTCCTAGAACAACGTACCCCGCAGCACGGGCCGCATCTTCCGCCGCCCAACAGTCCGACTCCCCTTCACAAAGCAGGACAGGCAAGGAAGGATCACGGTCCCGCCACTCCCCGTACAGCACGCCTCTAAGGGACGAACCGGGGGCAGCGAGGGCAACGGTGTCAGCGGTACGGTGCTTGTACGCAACGAGTTCTCCTTGACGGTTGTAGTACGGGATGATGATTTCCGGCCCACGGGAGCCGACAAGCCACTCCCCTTGCAGGTGCTCAGGGTCAACGTGCAGTCCCTTCTCCGAACAGAACGCCCACAGGGCGTCCTGTTCTGCGACCGCCGCAGCCGCCACAACACGGGACTCCACAACGGGGTCCCACCGCCCCGCCGAAGCAGACGCCGTGACAGGCGGCTCCCACCCCGCAGGCATACGGGCGTAGGTAGCCTGCGCTTCCGCCATCGCAGCCGAGAACGAGCACTCCTCCAACTCTTGCAGCAGGTCGATCACATCCCCGCCCTTCCCGCAGGGAGGACAGTTCCACCGCCACCCGAGGGATTCTTCCAACCACGTATCAAAGGACGGGTCCGTGTCAGCGTGCAAGGGGCAGCGACAAGCCAACCCCTTACCACGGGCCACCAAGTCCACCCCCCGGTCCGCCAACACGAACGGGATCGGCAGGTTCACCTTGAAGAACGAGGGCGTTCCCTGCTCTGCTGCATTCAGAAGTTCTTGCACGGGTCTCCTTGTAGACGGGGAGAGGGGCGGGTTTCCCCGCCCCTCCCGGTTTCTCCTTTCCTTAGCCGCTAGAAGGGAGGAGGGGTGCCTCCCGCAGCGGGCGGGGCGGGTGAGACGTTGGGCGTCGGCGCTGCCGGGGCGGGGGCGCTCTCAAGGCGCTTGAGCTTCTTCATGTCGATGTTGGTGTAGCCGCCGCTCTCACGAGACTTCACCTCGGCGCTCACCAGGGTACCGACGACCGCCTCCTGCACATCCTCCGAGATGGTCGGGGAATCCGTGTCCCACTGCGCCACCACATCAGCGTCAGCGCCGAGGGTAGCAAGTTCACGGAACGACATGGCGAGGCCCATCGTGTTTGGCTGACCATCGTTCTTCACGGCGATCAAGTTGATGTTCGTCCAGAACTTCTTGCCGGCGTCGGGACCGTCAACCACCTCCCACTGAATCCCGAACTTCGGGTCGCCCTTCTTGGTCTTCGAGCCGTTCGCTCCCGCAACACGGAACGTGCCCGGTCCATCGGGCGGGGAGTAACTGCTGATCCCCGCTTCTTCGGCCTGCTTGAGCAGGTCTGCCATGCTAGTGCTAGCCATTGTTTTCAATCTCCTTGATTGCCTTGTTGATCTTGCGGGTAAGCCTGCGAACTTGACTGGGAGTAAGATCATAGACCAACTCCTCCCCGTCGCGCTCAATGGTGCACTCGCACCAATGGTAGTCGGGCAGCCACACGATAGAAACTGGTGCGGCCTTAGTCCTGCGGAACATTCTCCCTCGCTTCCTGTCGGGCGTGTGCCCGTGCTTCTTCTTGGTCGTAGTCGGTTGGATCGTAGACGCCGTACTCGTCAAGCACGGCGGGGTTCCTTCCAGATCAGAACCCGCTGCTCAGACACGGGGTCCGTCTTCATCTGATAGGTGCGGTCATTCCAAGTAACCGTACCCGAGGTCACGTTCCACGGAGTCTCCTCCATGACCTTGAGCAACCCCCGCAACTCCCACTTGTCAAGCTTCAACATCTTCGGTCTCCTTGTTGGTGTCTTCGGTCTGCGGGTTGAGAACCCGCAGCATAGCAGAAATGTCGGGGTACAGGATCTCATCCCCGTAGTGGTGGGACAAGACGTGCGTGTTGTCCTTCGCCGTCACCCCGTCACGGTACCCGTCAATGATGAGGAACCGCTCACGGTCACCCGTGGACTTGTTGATCCGCTTCCCGAGATAGCCCATCACATCGAAGTGGTAGCCGATCCGATCCGCAAGCTGCCCCTGCAACAGAGCCGCCTCCGAGCCATCCTTGTCCCTCGTCCCGCAGGCTACCACGACAGCCCACAGCGGGTTGGACGGGTGCTTGCGGAGATCACGGAAGTTGCGGACCACCTTCTCCAACTCACGCAGCGCCTCGCCCCAATCCTGCAACTTCATCTGCCCGGTGCCGGCGATCCGGTCGATCAGACGTTGCTGCGTCTCGGTGATGGAGTCGATACCCACGGAGAGGAACGGGTGATTGCCGGAGGCAAGCCACTTGTACGCCTGCTCCACGACGATGAAGTTCTGCACGTCCACAACCGTCACCGCATCCGGCTCTGCGGACTCCGCGGGCGGAGGATTGCGGGGGTCCCAATGCACGATGTGCTGTGGTGAAAGGCCCGAAGGGTCTTTCAGCAGATCCGCAAGGTACTCGGAACGGCCCTCCGCATCAAGGATCAGCAGAGGCTTCGGGGCGCTGTTGATGAGCCACGACTTGCCCGCACCGGGGTCACCCTGAATGAACGCTGTCAGTCTGCGGCTCACAGCCCCGCCGCCTTCTTCAACGCCTTGCGGAGCTTCTTGACCTGCGGGACGGTGAGCGTCACGGTGTGCGACACTTCGTCGTCAAGAAGCACGAAGATGTGCGCCCCTCCCGACTCCGTAGCACGTCCCTGAACTGCAAGGGTCTCGGGCCAATCAGTCTGAATCTCGTCCATTGCTGGTCTCCTTCTTCTCTCGTTGGATGTAGAGGGCTTGGCGCATCCCGTCAAGGTCGCTACCGTCGTCGTGAGCGCAGCAGATAGGCAAGAACTGGCATTTCCAACTGCACGTCCCGGTCGGGTGCGGCGGAGCGATGGCTTGGTGGTTTCCGCCCGCTTCCAGTGCTTGATACCCTAGCACAATCTCAGAGAGGATTCCCTGCAACTGAATGCGGTGGTTCTCAAGCTGCGTAGCGGACGGCGTGATCGACTCCCGCCCATAGAACGGGGGGTTGGCCTTGGCCGTACGCAGTACCCTACGGAGCATGTTGTGCCGGCACTCCGCAACGGGCAGCCCGAGAACATCCTGCACCCCGAGGGTGTAGGTGAGAAGCTGAGACTCAATGGCGAAGGATGAGTCCTTGCTCAAGGAGTCAACCGTCTTCGTGTCCTCAATGATGATCCGGTCAAAGTCCGTGTCCCGCACGATCCGGTCAACGTGCATCTGCAAGAACACACGGTCCCCGTGCATCTCCCCGAACGGCAGGTCAATCTCCTTCTCCGTGAACAGGGTTTCCTCCCCCTGATCCAGACCTTCCTCCTCAAGCCACTCCCCGTACCCGTCCAGCATTACCTGAGCGAGACGATGGTAGTTGTCCCACTCCTTCTGCCACGCCTCTGAAAGAGGCGGGGAGGTTGCAGCGTGAAATAGGCCGGGACGGGCGGTCGTGCCGTTGTAGTAGGACTCAAGGTCAGCGTGGACGTAGGTGCCCACGTTCGCCTTCGACGGCTTAACCTCACCGGAGAACTCGGGCTTGGTCAGGTTCAGGAAGTAGCCGTTCATCCACGAACGCTTGCAGTCCTGCCAGTTCCTTACTTCTGAGAAACGGATGTAACGGTCAGTCATCAGACACGGCTTTCTTCAACGGCAACGAGCGACAGCAGATCCACGGCGAAGTCTCGCAACTGACGGGCGGTGAAGCGGGCGTGGACAGCAGGCTCATTGACCCCGCCCTTGCCACGGCCTGCGTAGGCCCGCAGGAAGTAGTAGGTCTGCTCCTCCCCGTCCTGCTCTTCAATCACGGGGTACGCTTCAACGGTCACGTCTCGGTTTACTGACTGGTGCCTAACCTGCATCTCGGGGAACCTCTCTCGGTTGGTGGTCGGGGTCTTGGACGATCTGTTGAAGGCGCTCGTCCTTGCGGCTGTATGAATCATGCACCCTCAGTTCCTCACTGTCAAGGGTAATCACGTCAATGATCTGCACGTCGCTCGTCTGCCCGTGACGGAGCAAGCGCCCCTCCGCCTGGTTGTTGGACGTGTGGCGGTAGGAACGGTTGAGGAACAGCATCGTGTGGGCACGGGTGAGGGTGATTCCCTCCGATCCTGCCCCGAGGGTACAGAGGATCACCGGCAAGATGCCCGCCTGAAAGTCTGAGATCCAGCGGTGCCGTTCCTCAGGGCTGATAGCCCCCGTAATCATGCCTACCTGGTCCGTGCGGAAGCGGGGCGTGCGGCCCCCGGTAAGTTCCCGCTGACACAGTTCGATCAACTTGCGGGACTCCGAGAACACCACGAGCGGCTCGCCGCCCATCTCGTCCAACACGTCACACAATGCGTCGTACTTGCAAGACGGAAGTTGAAAGGAGGAGACGGTCCCATCCTCCTCTAGCACGGGGGTTGCCTGAGCAAGCTGCTGCAAACGGGTGTTCAAGACGAGCGGACCTACGGAGACAAGGAACCTGCCGTCCACGTTGGCAATGCTGTCCTTCTCAATCTGCTTGTAGACCGAACGCTGCTTGCCTTCCATAGAGACAAAGCGATACTGCGGGGGCAGCATCTCAACCGGGAGGTTCGGCTTGCGCCGGATGAACCGTGGCTCAAACACCTTGCGGAAGATGTGTTCCGTGCGGGGGTTGAGTCCGAGGTCTTCCTTGCCACCATGAAAGTTCTCATGGATGAGCACGAACATGTCAATGAACTTGGATCGTGATGGGAACTCACTCGGCTCAGCGAAGTTGGCAACGGACCACAGGTCTGCGGTGTGCCCGGTGATCGGAGTAGCGGACAACGCCCAGCGGTTGACGCACTCGGGGGCGTGAGCGATAGCCTTGACGGCGAGGGTCTGCTTTGCCTTCGGATTCTTGAGGGCGTGCGCCTCATCACAGATCACGGTCTTGAACGGGATTGCGTTCAGTTCCTTGTCACGCTTCTCTTCCTCCGTGCGGGCGAAGGACCCGTACGGAGACAGCCGGGAGTGCAAGCGGATCTGTGCGTAGGAACCGACGAGAACCTGCGCTCGCCCCTCCGCAACCTCCGCTATCGCAGCCTTGCGGGCAGTGGGCGTGCGTCCCATCACCGCAACCTCCACTCCGCACCACTTCTCGATCTCCTCCTTCCATGTGTACTTCATGCTGTTAGTACACACGATCAAGGCAGGGAAGTCTTGCGTCAGGTTCAGAGCACCCGCAGCCTCAACCGTCTTGCCCGCACCCTTCTCATCCCCGATGATGAACCCGCCACGGCGGGCGGCAAGATGCGCTGCGTCACGCTGCATCGGGAACAGGCCGGCAACTTCGGGAGTGTCAGGCGTGCAACCCTCGTTGTCCTTCACATGCTGGACGAAGGCGTGCTCTGACGCCTCGGCAGATACCGCATCGAATACGGCAGCGTCCACCTCAAGGTCATCACCGAACACGCCACGCAGAGCGTATGCAATAGACAGCACCGCAGGTCCCCGCCAAGTGTCAGACGGCTTGTCATAGCGCAATCCAGGCACCGTAGCGGCGAGGTCTCGGTACCTGGGGCTACACCACAGGGCAAACCTGCCGTCATCCGTAAGCGAGAAGGTGTGCTTCACTGTCGGTCCTCTGTAAGAGCGGTCAAGATCGGAGCGTAGCGGATGCCCGCAAGGTAGGTCAACAGGTGGCGGCTGGCGTCGTTCGAGTGGCCCCCCTTGATCGTGCTGTACCAGCCGAGGGTCCGCAACTTGTCGTCCGTAGCGAAACCCTTGGCTTGGGCGGGGCTTTGACGAACGAACTCCGCACCATCACGAAGGGCAATCAGACGGCAAGCGCCAATCAGGTCGGTCGTGTGGCTAAACGCCCCAGCATCCAACTTGTGGGTGTTGCTGCGAATCGTGAAACCCTCGCACACGATCACGTCAGGCTGCCAACCGGGGATCTCACGCACAACCTCATCGAACCCGGTCATCTGCCAGGAATGGAAGTAGTCGTCGGCTCCGCTGTAGAACGCAAGCCCGGTAGTTCCACCGGGGTCCACTGCTAGTACCCTCATGCCTCAACCTCTCCGCCCCAACGGGGCAACGGTCCCTTCACAGAACAGGTAAGCGGGACACGGAACCCGGTCAGGTCCTCCATCGCATCCTTAGTCTGCTCCACCAGCGTAGCACCTTCGGCCCCCTGCGGGAGAGACAGCACCACCTCATCATGCACCGGGATCAGGAGGTAATCCCCGAGACCTGCACAGTCCATCGCAATCATCGCATCCTTCACCACGTCAGCACCGGACCCCTGACAGATGAAGTTGACAAGGGAGTAGATCTTGTCCGGTTCGCACACCGCACGCCTGCCTCCGGAGGTGGTGATCCACGCCTCCCCGTCCACCGCAAGACGCACCTTCGCAGCGTGGTCCACCTCACCCTTGAACACCGCAGCACCGGGGAACCGGCGATCGAACGCCTGCAAGAACTCCACGGCCTCCGCTTCCGACACGCCGGCAGTCTCCGCAATCTTGGCGGGACCCGCACCGTACACGTTGCCGAAGTTCACGCCCTTCGAGATGGTGCGCTGCTCCTTCGTAACCTCGGACTCCGGTACCCCGTACACCATAGCGGCGGTACTGCGGTGGAAATCCTCCGTCTTGGCGGCAGCAATCAGAGCGGGGTCACCCGTGTAGGAGGCAAAGATCTTCATCTCCATGTTGTCATAGTCAATGCTGTATATC